GCCCCCTACCTTTCGCCATCTCCCCCTAGCCCTAGCTCTGGGCAGAATCGGAGGGGGGAGGGGGGTGGGGGTACACCGGCTGGTGGGGCAGAAAAGGGGGGGCCGGTCACCCAATCCCAAAATTTCTACATAAACTTTTGGTTTAATAGACCGCGCGGAGTTGTTTGCCTATACTGTGGGTATATAGGAGATGTAATATGGAATGGAGATTGTGTGATCCGCTGACGGATGTGCAGGATGTAGTTGATCTTGCTGACTGTATTTATGGGCATGAAGCTGATGGGGTTCTGACTAGGGACCGTGAGGTGTTTAGGAAGAATGTGACGTTGGCGGCGGTGTATCAGGCGTTTGATAGGACTAGGGAGTTTTTGTCTTGTTGTTATGATGACAAGAGATTGCTTGGGTATTGCTGGTATGACCGGGGTGGGTATACGACCTATGCCAGAGAAGAGATATCGAATGCCAAGTTTCACCATGTTGATCTGAGGTTGCCTGCCAAACAAAGGGTTAAACTTTTACACCAAATGATTGATCAACATATACTGTGGGCGGGGCACTGTGGAGTGCCTGTGATTTGTTCTACTAGTATTCGTGGTGAGCATGATGGGTTTATGAGGATTCATGCCAAGCGGGGGTTTAGGGTGTCTGGGTCTTATGCTTGGGGTAGGACTGAAGAGTTGCTGAAAGGTTTACATGTTTGACCAACCTATTCGTCCTGAGGGAAGTACGGTTACTCCTGAAGACCTGAAGAAGAAGAAAAGGGAGTACATGGCTCAGCGTCGGGCTGAGAAAAGGGCCATGAAATTGGCGACGGGTCAGGCTGAGCCGAAAGAGAAGAAGTACACCCGAGAGAAGAAGAGCGTAGTCAACAGGGTGACGGAATATGGTGCTTTGTTTAATAGGTTAAGTGAAGAGCGAGTGGAGGCGGGGTTGCCTCCATTGAAGACGGCGATGGAAGTGTTGATTGAGGCGATGCAGTCGGATGAATTGGATATTAAAGAAAAGTCCAAAATCGCTGAGAAATTGGCTACATTTGAGTCTTCCAGAGCGCCCATCATTTCCATTGAACATGTACAAAATGTTCAAAAAGAAGAAGAGATTGACGCAGAAGACGCAATGGAAGAGTTTCTCCAATCATTGAGAAAGGTCTAAAATGCCATTGGTTAAAAGCAAGTCCGAAAAGGCGTTTTCTAAAAACGTCAAAGCGGAAATGAAAGCCGGTAAACCGCAGAAACAGGCAGTGGCTATTGCCTACTCTGTTAAACGTCAAGCCCAAAAGAAAGGCAAGAAATGAGTTCCTATACTTCTGGAAACAATGCCCCCACCCTGATGCGTCAGGCCCCCAACCGTAAAGGCAACATTGATACTAAGCCTGCCAAATTGACAGGTGGTGTGACTGCTGTGACCCGCCCTCAGGGTTCCCTTGCTCAACCCTCTGGGGCACAAGGCGCTCCCAAAGTGGGTGGTGATGTGACTCGAGGCCGTGGTCAAAAAGTGATGGTAGATGTTTGTTCGTGCGATAACGTCACTCCGAGGAATGACGCATACATGAACAAGTCAGTGAAAAACTATCTGGGGTAAATCATGTCTGGATACGGAAAAGTTCTCTCTGGCGGGGCATCCATGCGTAAAGGTGTCTCCAAGGGCATCAACGATAAGTTGGAAGGTCTAAAGGCAGACAAAGCTGCTCGTCAGATCACGGCAAATGCTGTGGCTGAAGCCTATAAAGTGGATACCTTGTCTAACCAACACACAAACAATGTGCGTGGTGGCAAGTTTACCAAAGGCACGGTTCCTGCCAAAGTATGATCAGGCACACCACTAAAGGTAAGGGCGCTAACTACCGCCCTACCGAAAAAGGTGCTGGCATGACTGCCAAAGGTCGTGCTGAATACAACAAAAAGACGGGTGGAAACCTGAAGCCTCCTGCTCCTAATCCGAAGACAAAAGCGGATGCGGCAAGGAAGAAGTCTTTTTGTGCCAGAATGTCTGGTATGCCGGGGCCGATGAAAGATGAAAAAGGTCGCCCTACCCGCAAGGCGGCATCACTGAAGAATTGGAATTGCTGATGAAAGCCGGTCTGTACGCTAATATCCACGCCAAGCGTGAACGTATTAAAGCTGGTTCTGGGGAGAAGATGAGGAAGCCCGGAACCAAAGGCGCACCTACTGCAAAGCAATTCAAAGAGGCAGCAAAAACTGCAAAGAAACCTAAGTAACTGGAGAAAAGCATGGCATATGACATTGAAGCACTCAAACAAGACCTTCCGAACGCCAAAGACCTAGCCCAATTTGTCTACGACAGAACGGGTGTGTCTCTTGATCTCATTGGCAAACCAAAAGATGAGCAGTATCTGGTTGCCAAAAATATCCTTGAAGGCAAAAAGATTCCGTCTGAATTCATCACAGACGAAAACCCTTATGTCGATAGGAAAGAGATCATTCCTGAAGACGAACTGAAACCGCCTCCCGAGCGTCCGAAAGACCTTCCCCCAGAAGAAAACCAAATCCATTTCTTCGGGGCAACCAACATGCCTCACCCGTTTGACCCACAGTCAGACAGGAAAGTACAGATTGGTTTTAGGAAGTACGACAACGGGATGATCACGTTCCAGATTCTCGGCCCTCTTGAGAAAGTGGCTGAGGGAACAAGGGTCAACAAGTATGGTCAGACCGTCCCCCAAAAGTACACTTGGATTGACCCCCGTACTCCTGAGACAGTGATGCGCCGTCCTGATGGCACGTTTACCGAGAAGGGCCGGGGTTTGTACATGTACTGCACTGGGGAAAAAGGTGCTGGCATTTGGCCTTTGATTGACAGAACCATGTCATCAATCGCCCAGAAGAACATCGCTGATCCGTGGGCATAAATGGAAGACTACGCACTTATCTTTCGCAAAAAACTTTCGAGTCAAGCGGAAGTTTGTGCCCGTAAGATTTTGGAGGCTCTTCAAAAAGACCTCCAAGGTCCTGCGAAATTGAAGCCTGAAGAAGTGTTTCACATGTCTTCAGCCGCCGAGATTCTTCTGATGATGCGCGACAAGTATGGCGAAAAGCGAGAGCAGTGACTACATCCAGCCACTGTATAAAGACCGTGCCCTGAAGTACTTGGTCAAGATGGCGGGTGGTAAATCTGCCGTCAAAAAGTTCACTCCTGAACAACTCAAGAAGATGCAAGTGGCGCGATACAAGATCGCCCACGATATGCAGTTCAACCAAATGAAATGGTTTAGGCCATTTCCATACCAGTTGAAGTTCTTTGAGACAGGGGCTAAGTATTCCCGCCGAGGAATGATTGCCGCCAACCGGGCCGGAAAGACTATTGCCTCCACCTTTGAGACTGCCTACCACCTCACAGGTCTATATCCTGACGATTGGAAAGGCAAGAGATGGGACCATCCCATTATTGCTATGGCCTCCGGTGAATCGTGGGAACAGGTGGCAAAGACGCTACAGTCCAAACTGCTTGGGTGTGACGATATCAAGCAGGGATATAAGTTGGGAACGGGGGCAATCCCGAGGGAGAAGATAGATGAAAAAAGCATCAGATCAGACGGAGCAAACGTGTTGGCTGTTGAAGTCAAACACATCAGCGGAGGAAAGTCCAAGCTCTACTTCTCCAACTACACCCAACAAACCCGACACCTCCAAGGCTACGAACTTGACCTCGTTGTCCTTGATGAGCAACCGCCGGATGAAACATTTTCCGAACTTGTTGTCCGTACGGCTGCTAGAGATGGACAGGTCATCTGTTCGTTTACCCCACTGAAAGGCATGTCAGGTCTTGTCCGCAAATTCTGGGACAACACCGATGGATACTGCCATGTCCGGGTAACTTGGGACGATATTCCATTCGAGAATGAGTGGGGAGAAGAGTTCTTTACCCAGAAAGAACGTGATCAGTTGGCCCGAGACTTCATGCCTTGGGAAAGGGATTGCCGTATCAAAGGCATCCCCCTGATTGGCAAAGGTGTGGTTTTCCCGTTGCTGGAGTGGCCTACCTACAAGTCAGATGAATACGATTTGCGAAACAATCCTAAGCTGGAAAGACTGATTTCTTTCGACCTTGGGATTAAAAACGACCCAACGGTTATCTCATTTTTCTTCCGGGATCCGTTTACCGAAGTCATTTATCTGCATAAACAGATTACGGTGGCAAAAGGTGAAACCCCAGACGAATATGTCCACTACCTGATGGACAAAGAATCCCGTGGCGTTCCTATTGCACTACCCCACGACTCTACTCAGCCGGGGCGATACACCCTGACGGAGCAGTCAGTCCGAGAGGTGTTTGAAGACACATATGGGTTAAACGTCATTCCGGGGGCTATATTGAACCCGATGAATGCCGAAGGTAAAGTAACCAACCATAAGTCTTATGGCATCAATATAATGCGGATGGGGATGGAGCGTCAGACATTCCTGATCAACGAAAATTGCAAAGCATTTCTGGATGAAGCGAGGAATTATGCAATTGACAACATGGGCAGGTTTTCTGACCCTGATGACCATATTGACTCGGCCCGGATAGGAATTCTGGCATTGATTCAAGGACATGGTGAATCCGAAGTCAGCAGGGCCATGACATTTAGAAAGATTGAGCCAATAGAAGGCAAATATCAGAGGATATAACCATGCTTGATAAACAGAACGTGATTGTCCCGAACATTGCCGCTACTGGTGGTCTGCAAAACACCATGATTGAGAAGGTGGCGCATGAGGTCTACCTCAAAATGGTGGACTATCTGCGGCTGACTCAGGCAAAAAACACCTTTAACCGTCTTTCTGCCTACCACTACCTAAACATTCCGGTCAGTAACTCCACCGAACCGATCCGTGGTATTGACTACATCCACCCCGTAGTGACCCCCGGCGTTGACTACGCCACCGCAGTTATTACCAAGTGCCTGATGCCCAACGGTAAGGTGGAATTTGAGTTTGAGCGATTCTCCGAACAGGACGTACTTCAGTCGGAGCAAGCCACCGCAATGGTGAGCTACATGATCAACAGCAAAAACGATGCCTACCAAGTCATTCGTGATTGGGCACAAGGCGCTTTGCTGAACAAAAACGGCATTGTGATGGTGTCCCCGATCCGCGAGGGCATCACTCAGTACAAGGAAGTTGAAGGAACCAAAGACCAACTTCGGGCCTTCGAGATCATGGCTGCTGACAAGGGGCTTACAGCCAAGCGTCAGAACATGCGCCGGATTGATGTAGACATGGCGGGTTTAGCAGAGGAAGTTGCTGCTGACCAAGACCCAGAAGAGGCAATTGCCGCCAACACTGTTTACCGAGCTAAGTACAAACTGACCGGCTACTCAACGACGGTCAAGATCAAACACGTTGCACAACATTATTTTGTCTGCAACCCCACCATCTCCACTATCCAAGACCAAGATTTCGTTGGGTTTTACGACCCGATGACAATCCACGAGGCTAAGGCTCAATTCCCGTTTATTGACCTTGAGTCTTTTGCTGATCATGCCGCCTACGGCCCTGCTGGAGCTTACCAAGCCGGTGCTTTGGAGAACGACCTTGCTCTTCATGCAAGGGACTCTACTCCTGTTCCCGGCCAAGGTGTGATTGCCTCCGCAGGGGCAGACCGGTACAGCCGTGTGGTCATGTTGACTACAGCATGGATTCGGAAAGACATTGACAACGACGGCGAAGAAGAAATCATTGAGTGCTGCTTCTCCGGCTCCTACGTCATCTACTGCAAAGAGGTGGACTTCATCCCTCTGGCAAACATGTGCCCGAAGCCCATCGTTGGCAACTTCTTTGGCTACAGCCTTGCCGAACGTCTGGTTCCCCTTCAGGAATACTCCACCTCAATCGCCCGTGCTGAGATGGCTTTTGCCATGCAGTCTTCTACCCCAAGGATCGGTGTCAACCCCGAATTCTTGGATGCAGAAGAAATCCAGCGGGGTGTTTCGGCAATGTTTGTGTTGGACAGGAAATTCGACCCGTCCAAACACATCTTTGAATTCCAGCCCATGCAGGGCAACCTTGCTTATGTTCAGTCTGCCATGCAGCGGTTTGAGTCAGACCGTATGGCAATGATTGGCATGACAAGCCCCTCGGATGTTTTGAACCCCGAGGTTATGCAAGACGGCAACTCTGGGTACAAACTGCAATTGGCGATGGGGCCAAACCAGTTGATCCAAGACGAGATGGTCAAGAACTGCGCGATTGCCTTGCGGGATGTGATCTATATCACTTGGAAGACCCTGATCCAGTACTCTGATGACTACAACATCCAGCAACTTGCGGCAGTCTGCGGCAAAGGTAGCCCCTTCATGGATGCCAAGTCTATGGAGAACTTCGAGTTCATTGACCGCAAAATGATCAACATTGATCTGGCCTTGGGTTTCCTGTCGGACGAAAACCGACTGACCCGCCAACAGTTGATTGGTCAAGCCCAAGCTCAGTTCAGCCAACTGATGACCCAAATCCCCCCGATGCCGGAAATCTTCATCAAGATGCGCCGCCCCTTCGAGGACACATTGCGGGTCTTGGGAGTCAAAGACATCGATGCTTACCTGCCGACCCTTGAGGAAGCAGCCAAGATTGTTGCACAAAAACAACAGCAATCTCCTGATCCAGATACTCTTGAGAAGCAAAGCCGCACCGAACTAAACAAGGCTAAAGTTGAGCAGACCAAAGCTAATGCCGTCTTTACCATGAAGAAGGCAGAAGACATAGATGTAGACAATATGTTTGAAAGCATTGCGGCCCAGCGGGGCCAACTAAAGGCAGTCCAAGTTGACTAAGGAGTAGCTATTGAAAAGCCTAGTACAAGACATTAGGAATTTCTTTAACCAAAGAACCAGATTAGCCGACACCAACAAAGATGCCGACGTAAATCGACGGGCTTTGGTTATAGAGAATGGGGAGTCTGCAAAGAGGTTATTGGCTAGTGCAGACTTTGCCTTGCTGTTTAACCTTTATAGGTTTAACATGCTTGAGCGTTTGGAGGAATGTCGGGATGACCCCGAGAGGATAACCAACGCACATTATGTAGCCGGTGTTCGAGACTTTATCGATTTCATCGAAAAGCAAGAGTACATGGCTAAATTGGCTAGTAAAAATTCAGAAACTTAATAGAATAGGATAATATATGTCAGACGTAATCGCTAACGCGACCGCCCCTGAGCAAACTGGTAGTCCCGAGAGCACCATTGCTGCGATGATTGCCGCCAACCGGCGTAACAGTCCGCAACCCGATGGTAGTTCGCCGCCACCAGCCGGACAAGAAGAGGCGAAAGCCGAATCCCCGGAGGCGGCTCCTGTAAAGGAAGCCGAACCTGAAGATAGTAATGCAACGGCTGAAGAACCCGTAGCCGAGGAAAGTGCTGAAGAACCCTCCGAAGGAGTAAGTGACGCAGTAGATTTTCTGGAGTTTGCGGAGCAGAACCCGAATGTGATTCTGAAGTTTCCCAATAAAGACGCAGAAGGCGGCTTTGTGGAAATGACGGCACAAAAGGCGGCTGCTATTCTTGGTCAGGGCAGTGCTATCCATGAGAATGCACGCAAACTGAAAGCAGAGCGTGCCGAATTTGAAGAGTATGAAGCAAAGCGTAGGGCTGAACTTGACGGGCTTCAAATTGGGTTGGAGTTGACAGTTGTACCCCAACTGCAACAAGCGGCAGATGAGTTAGTAACTCTTCAGCAGTACAACCAACAATGGAAGCAAATTCTTCAGTCTGCTACCGATGAGGTGCAGAGAAGTGAGGCAGAAGCGGCGATTCGCCAAAATGCAGCACTGATTGATGAAAAGGCAAGGTTCATCCAGACGAATAGGCCGAAAGTTGACCAGTTCTATCAACACCGGTCTGCCTTCGTTCAAGAACAACTTGACCGAGCAAGGCAGAGTTTTACGGACAAAGAACTGGCAAACAAAGCCAACTTTGCTGAATTGCGTGAGAAGTTGGGTAAGGAATGGAAGAACGCCAAAAGTTCTTACATCCCCGGAGTGGCAAACATTGATTTGCTGTCCAGTGATGAATACATTTTGGGTCTGATTCGGGATGGAATGAAGTTCCGAGAGGGTCCAAAAGTGAAGAATGCTGGTGGTTCCTTGGCTGCTACAAGTAAACCTGTGGCAAGAGCCAAGACCGTTCCTGAAGACCGGACTTCCGAACTTCAAAAGAAGGCAGACGCTGGCGATAAGAATGCGGCTCGTGACTTGTTGGCAACCATGTTGGCGGCAAACAAACGCCGTCGCTAATTTATAGGAGAGCAAAATGGCTCAAATTACCTCTGCAAACCTTGGTAACGGTAACGGTTCGTACACGACCGATATCGTTGTTAAAGACATGGACATGACTGTCTCTAACTATGTGAAGGATCGTACCCCGATCACGAACATGGCTATGAGCAAGAAGCGCAAGATCAACTCTACGCTTCACATTTGGCCCATCGACTACTTCCGTACCCCCGCTTTGAACGCAAAGCTAGAAGGTGCAGCAGTGTCTAGCAGCCAAGCAGACAGCAACACCCGTGCTAACTGCGGTAACTACACCCAAATCTTCACGACCGTGATCGGTGCTACTGGCACTGCCCGTGCCGTGGAGCAGGCCGGTGGTGATCCGCAAGCTTACCAAGAAGTCAAGCAGTTGACCGAAATCATGTTCGACGTTGAGCTTCAAATGCTCCGCGCCGATGGTGCTTCGATCAAATACTCGGGTCAAGCCGCCACTCAAGGTGCTTCCCCGAACGATGGTCGCCGCTTCGGTTCGCTGTACTCCTTCGCCGGTACTCGCTCGGGTAACGATACGGACGGTACTTCTGTTCTGAACCTCGCCACCTCTGACGGTAACGACGTAACTTCTGCCACCAACACCAACACGCCTTTCAACGGCCTGTTGTCCAATGCTGGTTTGGGTTACTTCACGTTCTCGTCGGGTGTGACGCTGCAACAGTTCAGCCCGTACCTGTACAAGCAACTGGTCACCACCGCTGAACAGCGTTTCAACGCCAAGATCACCAATATGGTGGTTCCGACGTCGATGCGTACCCACATCAGCGACATGATGCCCACCAGCCGTTCTATCAACCGTTTCAACCCGGCTGATAAGGGCGACACGATCTCGACCTACGAAGGTGACTTCAACTACACCTACCAGATCGATGATTCGTGGGTGATGGATCAGACCGGTGCTGACAATACGTCTGCTCTGTTCCTGAATCCTGATGTCATCCAGTGGGGTTCGCTGCGTGAACTCGGTCCGAACAACGAAGTGTTCTCTAACGCTGACGCTTCGCTGGACCAGTACATCATGGAAGGTACTCTGATCGTCCGTAACCCGGCAGGCGTGGCAGTTCTGGCTGCTATCTCCCCGACCGGTGCTGCTGTGACGGCTCCCCGTCCGTCCGCACAGGTCAAGCGTTATCTGACCTGATAAGCCTTAGGCTTTTCTGTACCACCTACTTCGGTGGGTGGTATGGAAAGGCAAAGGAAGAAGCATGGAAGATGACCTGAAAATCAACGAAGACTATTACACCAAAGGCAACCTTGAGGCGGGTGTAGAAGGTGTACTTCGGAAAAACAATAAGCTGTACAACGAGGTCAAATCAGGCACTTGGTCACAGACATTTAGCACTCCCAACCTTGACTACAAAATCGGGGCCAAAGATGGAACCCGATATGTTCAATACGAACAAAGAAACGTAGAAGAGGTACGTCAACAATGCAAAAACATGAGGGAGTTCTACAAGGAGCATGGTACTGACAACCCGTTTTTTGCGGGTACGTTCCACGCCATGAACCTGCCTAAATGTTTTGCCCACGAAATCAGTTCCAAGTGGTTTAATAATAGACCTTGGGAACTGATTAAACGGGATAAAGAAGACAAGATTCTTTTTTATGCCATCGTGAATGAATACTATTCGGACTTCGTTTGCCACCCTAGCGGAAAGATACCGTTACCCTATAATCCGAGCATTCCGACCAAGTAAGGACCCGTTATGTCCCTGTTCATTCAATCTGCCAACAGTCTTGTTAGTCGGGTTGCACAGTGGGTAGGGGCAATTCCTTCATCCTCCGGCATCTCGGCATCCGCTTATAACTCAAGTACCGGCGTTGTCACTTGCTCAACAAACCCCAGCAGTGCCATTTTGGTTGGCGATTTTGTCGGTACTTCTGTTACTGGTCCCTTTTGCGTTGTTACTGCTACTTCGTCTAGCAATATCACTGTTAATGACACAGATGGTATCTTTAGCGGTACTACATTTCCGGCGACTATCCTCAAAATTCCGACGCAATCCTCAATAGAAATTCAGTCCTGCATACAATTTGCGGAACTGAAAATGAGGACGTTGGAACTTCCGGCACTTCGGTCTGACCCGTATTCCGGTGTTGCTCCGGCTCAGTTAACCACAAACAGTCAAGGCATGGCTCCAATTCCGGCAGACATGCTCAAACCCATTCTGTTTTTCCAAGAAACCCCGCCTCCTAGCCAACCTCCGGGATCGGCAGCATTGGGTCCTTGGATTATTTATGACCGAGTGGGTGACCGAGAAATCATTCGTCGCCGGATGATTGACCAACTGTATGTCCGTCCTTTTGGTGTACCAAGAGTGATACGGGCATCGTTCTCTGAGGTTGGCCCCAACTACATCTTTACCCCCAATCCGGGAGCAAATACTACTATTAAAGCCTATTACTACAGAACATTTGCATTTTTGTTTAGTGCAACCAATGATCCATTGAATCCGTTGGTTCAGAATAATGAGATATTAGCATCTTTCCCTGAAGGCTATTTCTATGGAACTCTTTGGGCTTATTACGATAAAAATAAGAACGTCGAAGAAGCTCAAAAATGGATTTCGCGCCTTGAGGAAGCATACGGTCTTATTGAGGACCAAAACTATAAAGGCAAATGGACCGGTGGTGACCAACACCTTACGTCAGAATTCCAGCCCCGCGACTATCGCTATTCGTTTAAGTAAGGATAAAAAATGGCTACCAGCGGTTTGTATGCAACTGGCGTTGAGACAACGGGACTTTATGGGAATACTGTCAATTTTGGCGGGACATACTTTGAGTGGTTTGTGTTTCAGGAGTCTGCAACGGCCCCTGCGACACCTACAGGTGGTTCTTGGAATTTCCAAACCAATGTAGGTACAGCCCCGTCTGGTTGGAGTACATATCCTCCTGTTAATCCGACCAATACCGTTTGGGCTTCTATTGCCATCGTCAATAGCCGAGACACTTCTCCTTTGGTTTGGTCTACGCCGGGTGCATGGACAAAACCCGGAACACCCGGCGCACAGGGGCCAACAGGACCGACGGGCAGTGCTGGAGCCACCGGTCCCACTGGTCCCACGGGATCAACTGGTGTGGCTGGACCTACAGGTCCGACGGGAAATACTGGAAGCACAGGCCCCACAGGACCTACGGGTTCCACCGGAGCCACAGGCACTTCTGGACCTACCGGACCTACAGGTAGCCAAGGCAATACTGGACCGACAGGACCAACTGGTTCTACAGGAGTTACAGGACCGACAGGACCAACCGGATCTACCGGTAGCCAAGGTATTGCTGGACCAACTGGTCCCACGGGAAATACTGGCTCCACAGGTCCAACTGGACCCACCGGAAATACGGGTAACACGGGACCTACTGGCCCGACCGGAGCCGCCTCAACTGTTGCTGGACCTACGGGACCCACAGGTTCTACAGGATTAACAGGACCAACAGGGCCTACGGGTGTTGCTGGTCCAACAGGCCCCGGTGGTGCATTGGCATATTGGGGATCGTTCTGGGATACAACCACCCAAACTCCCGCCGCTGCAAATACCGCCTATGCGGTCACCATTAACAGTGCTGATCCAGCAAATAATGGAATTAGTGTTGCTTCGGGCAGTAGGATTACTTTTGCCTACACCGGTGTTTACAGCATCACTTTTTCAATCCAGTTTACCAATAGTGATACCCAAATTCACGATGCAAACGTCTGGTTGAGAAAGAATGATTCTGGCAGCACGGGTGATGTTCCAGATACTGACAGTAAGTTTTCAGTCCCCAACAGTCATGGTGGAATACACGGAAACTTGGTTGGCACAGTTAATTTTGTATTGTCGCTAACAGCAGGCGATTACATTGAACTGATTTGGTCGACCAATAACACTGCCATTACGTTGACAACCATTCCGGCAGGAACAAGCCCCGTCAGCCCTAGAATTCCGGCAGTCATCGTCACCGCAACTCAGGTGATGTACACCAACATTGGTCCGACCGGAAGTGCTGGTCCTACAGGTCCTACCGGTTCGGCAGGAACCGCAGGTCCTACAGGCCCCACTGGTTCTGCTGGAGCAAATGGACCCACTGGCCCCACTGGAGCCTCGGGAATAACAGGCCCCACGGGTCCAACTGGTGACATAGGCGCAACAGGTCCGACAGGTCCCACTGGCGCTCAAGGAAACATTGGCCCCACCGGTCCTCAAGGCATCCAAGGTATACAAGGTGTACAAGGTGTTGCGGGTCCCACAGGTCCGACAGGATCAACCGGATCAACAGGCCCAACTGGACCAACAGGAACATCTGGACCAACGGTATATCCGGGTGCAGGCATTGCCAATTCAACAGGATCGGCTTGGGGAACGTCCTATACCACCAGCGGTACAGGTACGGTGGTTGCGCTGACTAATACGCCAACATTGACCAACCCAACGGTCACCAACTACACCGAAACCCTGTACACCGCAAACACCGGCACAGCAATTACGGTGTCTCTGGCTAACGGCACGGTTCAGCAACTGACCCTTACCGGCAACGCCACCATCACGATGCCTACTGCGGCAGCGGGTAAGTCTTTCGTCATCATGCTCAAGCAAGACGGAACCGGCAGCAGAACGGTAACGTGGTCTACGGTGGTATGGCCCGGTGGTACAGCCCCGACCATTACAAGCACCGCGAGCAAGCAGGATATTTATTCGTTCTTCAGTGACGGAACGAGCTGGTACGGCGCAACCATTGGACAATCGTATTGATATGCAGCCGTATCTATACAAATTGACCCAAAAATCTACCGGCAAATGGTATGTTGGTAGCAGGACTGCAAAGAATTGCAAGCCTGATGAAGGGTACATTTGTTCATCACGTCATGTTAAGCCGCTGTATCTTGCTAATCCATCCGATTGGACAAGGGAAATTCTTGTGATTGGCCCCGCTGCATATATCAGAGATTTAGAAGCAAAGTATCTTGCTGCTTTGGATGCCAAGCACGATGTTATGTCTTTTAATTTGCACAATGGTGATGGGAAATTCACCACGGCTGGCAAAACCATGATTGGATACAAGCCCGTGCATCTGCTTACGCCAGAAGTTCAAGCAAAGAAAGCAGAAGGAAGTAGAAAAGCGTGGGCGGCTGGACTATATGCGAATAGGAAAAAAATGATTGGTGATGAAAACCCATCGCGCCAACCAGAAACACGGAAAAAAATTTCTCAAGCATTAATGTTAGTAGTTGGTGCGCGTATGACTGGCAAAAAGCATAGCGAACAAACAAAAGCAAAAATGTCTGCTGCTAGAAGTGCATACTGGGCCGCAAAACGTCAGGAGAAAGTCTAATGTTTAGCGCAGCCACAAAATCTGCACGGGTAGCGACAGCCGCCAACTACATTGAGGACGTCTTTTCGACGTACCTCTACACCGGCAACGGCTCTACCCAGACGATCACCAACGGGATTGATTTGTCTACGTATGGTGGGTTGGTGTGGATTAAGGATAGAAGTGCTGCGATTGACAACGCGCTTTTTGATACGGCGAGGGGTGTTGGCAGTGGGCCATTAATTTCAAACAGCACGTTGCAGGCGGGTTGGGGCGCAGCAACAACTTTAACTGCATTCAATACCAACGGGTTTGATGTTAGTTATCCCGGTTCTGGTTCGTTCATTGCAGCAACAAACAGAAGTCCAGACACCTACGTCTCATGGACATTCCGCAAGCAGCCGAAGTTCTTTGATGTGGTGACGTATACGGGGGATGGCAACACCAGCAAGACCATCTCGCATAGCCTTGGCAGCACTCCCGGTTGCATTATTGTTAAAAGAACGTCTGGAACATCAGGTTGGCAGGTCTTTCATCGGTCGCTTGGAAACACCGATGCAGTGTTTCTTAATAATACCAACCCAACCGGCGCTGATGTTGGCTATTGGAACAATACGTCTCCCACAGCAACTGATTTCACGATTGGTTCTTTTATAAATGGTAGCGGCTCCTCCTACATCGCCTACCTATTCGCCCACAACGCAGGAGGCTTTGGCCTGACTGGTTCGGACAATGTGATTTCGTGTGGGTCGTTTACGACCGATGCAAGCGGAAATTCTGGGAATATCACTCTCGGGTACGAGCCCCAATTTGTAATCTTAAAGAGAACAGATGCCGCTCAGTTTTGGTGGGCGCTTGATGTAATGCGGCAAATGTCACTGCAAGATGGTGCAGTGTTATTTCCAAATCAATCATCTGCAAATGA